GTTGTCCAGCCGCTACCCTGCGTATTTGTGATATTTTGCCAGTTTGGAGTCTGGCTGTCATCAATTACCGCCCAAATAACTGCAGTGCCGATGTTTACATAAAGCTGGATGCCTGTTGGCCGTGCATTGATTTCTTTGACTGGTAGGTATACATCCGATCCAGTCACACTTTCGGCAATACTTGCACCAAAAATAGTTCTAACCAAATACTCATCTGTGGCCGTTGCGCCTTCAGCTAACGCCGCATTAACAAATCTTGCGGTAGTAAACTGGTCAAACACCAACCCCATCTCTTCAATTGCTGCGGCAAAATCTGCGCGAGAAATGTAAGAGTCAGCCCCAGTAGCAGCTTCTGCAATAGCGCCGATGAGTGTAGCTACAGCACTGTTGGCATCTTGGCCAACGGCAGATTCAGACAGAGAAACGTTAAAGATGTTATTGATGGTGTTAAACGTGTCAGTGCCCGTAGCTGTCTCATCTTGCCTAGCAAGAAACTGAGCAATAACAGACTGCGTAGCCGCTGCTGCGGCAAGTTCGGCCTCCGTCCCCACAAAGGTTGTAAGGACTGACTGAGTGCTATTTGCTACTGCGGTTTCAGAAACATCGACACCAAACGTAGCCCCGCCTAGTGAGGCGAAGGGAGACTGTGCAAATGTTACATCTCCGAACACCGCTCTACCTATCAGGCAGCGTCAAGGGAGAACTGATACGTTACGTTCAATGTATCGCCGCTGGCAACGGACTTGTCACCACCCGTGAAATCACCGGCAGAAAACAAAATACCAGAGTTATCAGTAGTAGAAGCCAAGAACGCGCCAGCAATCGTAGCTGTAGCATTGATGCTAAACGCAGAAGGTGAGGCAGAGTTGCTAACCACAGAAGGATCAGCAGTTGTTGGCGTACCAAAAGTCACAGTCTTACGGCTACCTGTGTAGTCGGTGTTTTCTGTCCAACCAGCGTGGATAGCCAAAGTATCACCAGCAGCATAAGTTGTACCAGAGCCGGGGCCAGTCACCAAACCTAAGTACCAAACCGCCGTATAACCGGAAGCCTTGAAGTACTTGTCGTTCATGTCTTGTAAGCCTTGGTTGACTACCAAGTTATGGAACGTGTCAGACCACTTCTCAACCCCGTCTGGGCCTACGCAAGTAACCGTGTAAACGCCACCAGCAGAGGCAGAATCGCCACTCTTGGGGAATGTCAATAACCCAGCAGACACCACGTCTTGGGCTTTGCTTTTTTCTGTACTCATGATGCGTCCTTAAGAGATACGAACGATTGCGCTATTGGCATCGGGCGTTGGGAAGATAACTGTGAATGTGTCGTTATTAACTGTCTTGTCTGCGCCAAAATCAAGCACCGCAACAGATTTATTACCCTGTGTAGAGTTGTAAATTAGTGCGGCACGACAGGTAAATGTTGCATTTGTCCATGATGAATTGACAAACGAAACAAAAGCGGTTGGAACGGAAGAGGAGTTGTTACCAGACGTAGGGGATACAGATATGGCAAGTGTATTACCACCCGCCACGTAGCCTGTTCCAACTACTTCGCCTGAAGTCGTGTAAACGGTGGTGTCAGCGTTAATGTTTGCGGCTGCTGTGTACAGGGCAATTTTAAACGTATTAGCACTGGTTGGCCCAAAGTTATGAACCGCTTGAAGCAGTTGAACTTTAAAGCTTGTGGTTGCGGTTTGAAGAATGCTCATGATACTTGAACCCTCAATTGACCATCACGATAAGCATCCATGCGTTGCTTACCATCAGCCAGATTTTTATACAGAGCAATTGCTTGGACATAGCGATCTTGCGCAAGTTGAACCATACCGGCATCACCCTTCATGTAGGTGTACGCTTCGCAGATGGTTCCATACAAAAGCACGGAGTCAAAGTTATCGCCCAGCCAAGACGTGGTGGCCGTCACAATAGACTCTGGGTAGTAGTAGTAATGCAACTCAGCCCTGTAAGCCGCGTCGGGCGTGGGGCCCACCATAAACGACAACTCGTTTACATCATTAGACTGTGGTCCAAAGATGGCGTAATGCTTAGGTTTACCTGTTGTTGCTGGGTTTGGATATGCTTCACGCATGAAGTTCACATCTTTGTTTAGCAAGTACAGGTAGTCGCCCGTGCCAGAAGCTGGGTATATGGCAAGGCTATACGTGGACAAAAAGTCAGACGGCGCTGCTAAATACTTATTGCTGGCAGTTAACTGGCCTGTCACGTTCTTTCTTAAATTAGCAGGTTGCGCCGTGTTATAGATGCGCTGCTCCGCCTGACGAATGAACGTATTCATATTGTCAGTTGGGAAAGAGTTCTCGCAGTAATCGTTTACTTGCGTGACAAGCTGGGTGTAGTTCATGCCATCGGGCCTCTTGACATTACGCCTTTAGTCGCTGCACCTGCACCGCGCATCTTGATACCAGTTGTCTTGGCTTCTGGTTGTGCACGACGATACACATTACCTACAGCCATATTGACTGTTCCGGCATCGCTATGGTCGGGGCCAGACCCAGGATTAGAAGAAGCTTTAACTTCTTTGCCGGTCATGGTATGTGGTTTGGCATAGACCTTGGCATCGCCAACTTCTTTACCCATCATCTTTTTGCTAAATGTAGCCATGATTAACCTCGCTTTTGTGCTGCAATTTTTGCCAAACCACGGCCCATAGCTTTCATATTGGCGTTGGTTTTTCCTTTGCCTTTACCTGTGCCGCCCATCATTTCTTTTTGGGCTGGGCCACTGGTAGGGAAAACTTGAACATCAGTTTTACCCTTTTTTGCAATGCCATCGGCTGATCGTGTGTATGCCATTTTAAGCTCCTATTTGTATCGTTACTGTACCAATTTGTACGCCTAATGCCAAGTAGTTTGGCGTTAGTAAATTATCAAAACCTCTTGACCCGCCAACCGGGTTCCAACCCCACTGAATGTCCCGTGAACCACCTGACAAATTACCATTAGCGTTAATGCCAGACGTTACATACGTTGTGTCCCTACGCGGGTTGCGTAGTGCCTGGGGATCATCCACAGGAAACGTACCCAACATTAACTGCGGCTGGTCTGGGTCCCAGCACTCAGGGCAAACCAACAGCTCATATTTGCGCTGCTTAATGATTTCCGTTTTGAGCTTCTTTAACCGGAACTGCTGACCACAGCGGTCGCATTCAGCAATCGCTATCTTGCCTGACGCAAAACGATTACCCATTAGGAGCCACCTATAAACATCTGTCTAGGCACAAACCGGACCGCAGCTTTTTCTCGATCTTCACCAGCCGCAATATCAAACGTTTCGTTGTACATCTGTTTAAGCATTTCAATGCGCGGCATCAGCTCTGGCGTCTTCACTGCAATATGGTATGCCAGGCCGGCCACCAAACAAGGCAGGAAGCGGAAATTCATGTCGGCAGTACTAACACCAGCCCCAGCGTCTTGAACGCGGCGTAGGCGCCAATATACGAATTGGTACGTAGTGCTGTTATCAGGTGTGGGCCATACGGTCACAGCTGGAAGTTGGGGTACAAACACCGCCGTGCCATCTGCTTGTGCAGCAGCTGTAGTATTGTTCTGTCCACGGAAAACGCCGCCCAGCGTATTGCCCGATATGTAGGTGTAGTAAATGTCTTCTGCGCCCAGGCGAATAAATCCAGCGCCCGCTAATCCAACCACCGTGTCAAGCGTGATCGTTGTGGCCGTTGAGGTGAGCGCACCACTAAGCACAGCGTTTGTAGGATTTGTTTCGCCAGATAACCGCTGAATCCATACCTGAATCGGTCGCGCCTGTTGTAACTTGTTTGGGATTGTTGCATAAGTAGAAACACTAATACGTGTAATAGTCAAATCCGCCTGGGTAGAAGCAGTGTTTGAACCCGTGCGGATTACATGTTCTAACAAATCAATCGTATCTGTAGGCAAAGCATATGTAGCTAGACCAGGCGTCAGGTTAATGATGCCCTGCTCCATAGTCCACATGTTGATGCCTTTGGATTGCCACTCAATCGTCATTAGGTTCATGGACCTACGTGCTGTACGCAAGTCATAACCAGATCGCATCTCCCGGCCCGCGCGCTCCCATGCCTCTTCAGCGATTTCCGTGAAGTCCATATTGAAGAGCGTGGTGCCGGTAGTGGTCATTTTTTAGCAGTCTTGGCAGATTGAACAAAAGCATCGGCAGTAGGAGCACCTTTAGAACCAGGCTTGCGCATCTTTTCTTTAGATCCAGCTGCTATCCGTTTACGTTTGGCATTGATGTTGGCATATAAGCCAGCAGGGCCGCCTTCAGCATATTGCGTAAAGTCTGTATCGTCCCGGCGCGCTTTCGTGTCACCTTTGGGCATTTTGCTGGGCATTATGGCGCCCATTCCGCGGCAGGCTAACATATCAGCACTTTCCGCCGCCGTACATAGTGATCATGGTGCCTTTGGTTTTACCCTTGGTAGCACAACCATCAGCACGTTTGGAAGCTGAAGCAACTTTACCGCCCGAAGCCATCTCACGGGGGGAAGGAGGCATGCGCTTTTCTTTGGTAAAGATGCGCGCGTCCTTCTTGTCTTCATAATCTTTCAGCTCTTTGGCAGTAGGGCCGCCCTGCTTGCCGCGACCGGCGCCAGCTTTAGGATTTAAAAACTCAGACAACTTCTCGTCTGCTGCCATGAAGCGCATAGCTTTTTGGTCAGGCACATCGCTAAATCGCATTTCGGCTTCCGAGTTGGTGGCGCCTTTAATGTCAAATTTATCATCTGCCAGTTTACCCACGCCAGCCGTGTAAGCATAGGTTGGTTTGTCGTATTTGTTAGTTGCCATGATAATTCCTTAGCAGGCGTAGCCGCCCTTGTTCATTTTAATCATGGTACCTTTGGTTTTGCCTTTAGTAGCAACACCATCGCGACCAGAAGCGGTTTTAACCGAGCCCATTTTGGATGGAGCCATACCGCCTTTAGCCAGCTTGGTCATGGATTCACCTTTGTGCAAACGGCCTTCGTGTTTGTTCACGGCCTTCTGCATCATTTTCTTGTCCATCTTGACATCTTCGTGTTTCATATCGCCACCTTTAGAAAATTTCTTGCCTTTATCGGCAGTTACAAAGTCCTTACCCACTGACATGGGCACCCCAGCTTTCTTAGCAAACGATGGCGAATTTGCAATCGCGGCCATGAAATTATGTTGCTTTTTGCTTGTGCTTGGCATTATCGTCTACCTCTGTGAATTTGACCACCATAACGATATTGACTGTACGAATAATCTTCTATGTTGCCTTTGCTGCCGCCACCCAAGTATTCATTCATACCACTACCGACATCAAATATGTACCCCTCTGGAGCTGCAGTTTCAGGAACGTTCATACCGCTACCGGCATCAAATGTGTAACCATCTGGGGATACGCTTGAGGTGTCTGTAGCTGGAACTACGGTACCCGTATTCACATCAAACGTGTAACTTACCGGAGCCAAGCTTTCTGTAATTGGCGTGTTAGCTCCAATGTTGGTATCGTATACGGATCCAGCTGGCGCCAAGCTTTCTGAACCTGGCACGTTTAGACCACGACTTCCGCTAATGCTGGGCGTTGAATTTAATATATCAATCATCTCTGTATAGGACAAATCACCACCACTGTCGGCAGGCTTTTGGTCAACAACAGTTACTTCACCCAAGTCATCCGTATTATTGCTAAGACCTGGTTGGAAATCGCTCAAGCTAGTCTGGAAATCGTACTCAGCATCTAGGCGCTTTTGGTCATACTCTTCTAATGGCCCAACTGTCTGGGTATCGCCGGCATTCAAATTACGCAAAAAGTCATCAAACGCATCGGAAGTACCCGTTGATACTGGACTGGGCGATCCTTGTGTTGTCCACGACTGCGTTGCGGGGTCCCACGCCAGGTATTCCCCAGCAGGCGCTTGATCTGCTTCAGATATTTTAGGGTTGGAACGTATGATGTTGCCAATAGAATCCGGCAGCACGTTACCAAGCGCATCGCGCATTATTTCTTTGTAATATTGATTGTTAGATTTGGCATCGGCTTGTAGATTTTTATAGTCACTACCGTAACCCAATATGTCAGCAATTTTATTGATGCCTTTTTCGGCCATGTAGTACTGGGGATTGAGAATAAAAGACGCCAACTCCATTTGTGTTGGAGTTAATTGGCTGGTTATCTTGTCTTTTGCCAAGGAACCAACAGCACCTCTAATTAATGTATCAATCCCAGCCACAATCACTCACCCTTTTTGGCGAATAAGCTGGTCAATTTTTTCTTCCAGCCTGTTAAAACGTTGGTCAATGTGGTCAGAAATACGCTGAACTTCTGCTTTAGTAATGAAATCACGATGGTTTTCCTCTCGTGTTATGTTGAGTAACCGCTCAACGCGGCGTAGCTCAGAAGCTACTTCTTTCAGTTCAGCAAACTTTTCACGCAGGATAAATCCCGCCACGCCCAGAATGACGGATAAAGCTGCCGACCAAAGAACATGGTAATCCATTACAGATACTTACCTTTTGTTTTACCGCGTTGAGCAATACCGTCTGCTCGCTTAGAAGCAGAGCCAACTTTACCGCCTTTAGCCATGCCGCGAGATTCACGTTGCAATTCTGATGCGGCTTCTCTCATAACAGCTTCACGGCCAGCTTTTCTAGAACCGGACATTAAACCTTCGTCGCCGTATTCCATAGCATCCATACCGCGTTTCCCGGCCATAAGATTTTTCAAAGTTCTAGAGGTGTCAGCCAGCACACCTTCGTCACGCTGATAATCATCACCAGACTGCTTTTTCATGTATGCAGCTTGTGCTTTAGCCCGCGTTAACGCACGATCTGGCGCGTCATCTTCAGGTTGATAATAAGGTGCGCCAGGCTTAACTTTAGAAATAGCCGCTTT